ATGAAGTCGATATAGACTTCATCCCAATCGCGGGTTGCTGTGTATTCAACCAGCAATTGAAAGTCGATGTCGCCACGGGCTACAATATATTCAAAATCGGTTATCATGGCAGCACCACCATCAATGCGACAAACAAGATGGGCAGAACGATTGCCATTGCAATGCCGCTGATAATTTCACTTAATGGCTGCGATTGGATAATTTCACGAATGGTCATAATCAAAACTCCCTAAATGGCGGGGCATTGGCCCCTGTCCATTGCCTATAAAGATGCTTGATATATATGTAAACCACTTTTTTCATTTACGGCATTACAGCAAGCCAAGTTCGGGGTTCAGCTTTGAAACGACGTTAAAAAATCTTTCGTTTGTCAGCCAATGATGTCCCGTTTCCAGTTGCTTGATGAGCAATTTTTGCGTCGATATTTTTATGGCTTCCGTATCCGTTCTGTAGCGGTGCGTTGCTTGGCAATGCTTTCCCGTTTCCTTGTCAACGCTCAAATCCATGCGCTGTTGCCCACGACTGTAAATCATGGGCCGACAGGCTTCGACCAAGCTGACAGGGCATTTCAGGATTTGCGCCACCTTTTTATCGCAAGCGTAAATCCTGCACTGCTCCACCACATCCTTGATTGAAATTTGCTTCATCGCTTTGCTCCTTAAAATGGCACATCATCGTCGAGGTCATTATCCCAAGTGTTATGCTCACCCCTTGATGGGTCAACAGACGCATCCAGTGGCTTTGCCTCACCCTTGCTGCCAAGCAAAATCAGCGCCGCCTTCGGGCCGTTCAACACAATTTCCGTGCTGTATTTATCATTGCCGCTGGCGTCCTGCCATTTGCGCGTCTTTAGCTGGCCTTCAATATAGACCTTGCTGCCCTTGGTCAGATAGCGTTCTGCAACGCCGACCAAGCCATCGCTAAAGATGGACACGCTGTGCCATTCGGTCATTTCTTTCTGTTCGCCAGTGCTTTTGTCTTTCCAGCGTTCTGATGTTGCCAGCCGCAGATTGCAAACGCGCCCACCATTCTGGAACGATTTTATTTCTGGGTCAGCGCCAAGCGAACCCAGCAAGCTTACTTTATTCAATGATGACATTATGCTTCCTTTCAAAGACCAAGGGCGGTCATATATGTATCAAGGACTGCCTGATATTCTTGGCGGTCATGGTCTGCCATTGCGCGAAGGCGTATGACTGCACGAATGATTTTGGTGTCATAACCCTGCGATTTGGCTTCGTTGTAAACATCGCGGATATCCTCTTGTATGCCCTTCTTTTCTTCATTGAGGCGTTCGATACGCTCAATCAAAAGACGTAGCTGTTCGCTGTGTGGTTCACTCATATTTTTCACTCCATTTTACGTTGTTCTTTGCGCCGTATGCGTAGATAAATTCTATCAGGTCGGACATCTGGGCCTTGGTCAGCTTTGATGTCTTAAACCCTATTGGAAAGGGCTGGTTGTCCAAACCAGTCTCAAATTTCACTTCGTGGCCTAGTGCTGCCATAAAGATGCACTTCCACACTTCTGGTATATGCGCCCTGCCATCTGGCTTTGCGCGGCTTATATCTGACAGCATGGCCCACATCTTTGCGTTTTGGTCATCTGACCGCTTGGCTGCGCTGATTGCCACAACGCCATCGACGGGCGCTTTATCAATTAACTGCTTCGCCAATTCACGTTGCAACTGGCCCCGCAAAATAACTGTCTGCGTCATAAACCCAATTCCCGCTTCTTCGCAGCTATTTCAGCCGCTTTCGGGCTGGCCTTTGCAAACGCTTCAGCTAGTGCAAACGGGTTGATGTTATACGTTGCCCAGAACGTGCGCTCACCAACACTGTGCTGGTTCGTATGGCATTGCTTGCATAGACTGACAGTAAACCAGTCGTGCGGCTTTTGCCCCATGCCAGTGCCGCTGCCGTAGCGTATATGGGCAACTTCGATTGCCGTCATGCTATCGCATATGGAACAGGCGTGTCCCCTGACAAAATTGCAATGCGCTGGCGACTTCCACCGACTTTGGCGCTTGGCCTCTTTTGGTATCTTGCGTGGTAACATCATGGCAGCAACGTCGATTGCCAGATAATGATGTGCCGACCATGCGTGGACAGGCTTTTGGAGCGCATAACTTCAAACTCAACCATAATGCCGTTCTTGCTGGCTGACTTTGCAATATAACCCCATGCACTGTTGTTGGTGGGCGCAGGGACGTTTTTGGCAGCTTTACGCACATCTTCGGTGGTAAAGAACCTATGCCGTTTGGCGTGTTCTACATAGGCTTGGTAAGCCAGTGCATTCCATTCTGGGCCTTGCTTATTGGCTGACAATTTAGCCAACCTTAGACCTTCCTCTAATGCCGTTGATGGCTGCAAGGTCGGCTTCGACTTCTGCGAGAAATTCGCAAACAGATTTTTCCAATTCCATGATTTGTTCGTCATTGCGATGATGCCTTTTGATGAAAAGTTTTAGGTCTTCTGGAAAGTCTGGGTTGTAACAAACGTAATCAACCCATTTGCGTTCTGGCATACAAGCAAGCTGCCAGTTCATTTGCGTCACATATTGCGATGGTATTTCGCCAGTTGTTAGCGTTTCAAGATGCCCTGCTGGTTGGCGGCACTTAATTTCAACAAGCCCCTCGTCACCAATAAGACCATCAGGCGAACAGTGCGTCCACGGGATGCTTGAATGTCTGACCAAACCTGTTTCCGTAACAGTTACGTTTTGGTCAAACGAATAGGCTATTCTGGCTTCCGCTTCGGTATCTATACCGTGTTGCATTGCCGCGCTGGTAAACCCTGCCGTTTGTTTTCCTGTAAGCCGCTCCAATGCCAGCTTAATGCGTAAATTGGTTCTGGTGGCGCTGTAACCGCTTTTGGTGCGGGATAGGGCGTCAGCAACCTGTGACGCCCCCAGCGAACCGCATCGTGCAGTGAACCAATCCTCACTGCGCTGCTCTACATCAACCCGCATTTTGCACCTTCCGTTCTAATGCCGTCTTTGCTGTTTCAAACAAATTCGATGGAAGCATTGCGATGGCTGGCACTTTGTAATGCGCGGCCATGACAGCCACATCAGTGCCTGTGCGGTCAATTAAATCTTGCAGCACTGCAAATTGCTCCTGCGTAATGGGCTTTGCTTGCACTGTTTGCTGCGATTTAACCGCTGCGTTGCCATCATCGTCTTCTGTTGGCAGACCAAAGCAAGTTTGCAGTGCATATCGCCGCGCATAAGTTAGGGCCGACCCGTAACCATGTGCGTCATGCTTATTGGCTGGCACGAACAACACGCCCATTGAAAGCCTGTCGCCGCTGCTGTGTATCAGGATGGTTTCAATTGATACGCCGCCTTCGCTTGGCTTGGGCATCTGCATAAATGCAAGGCCATGCTTCGCAAGGTGAGGCTTGATAGCGTCAATCACCGTTGGAAGGTCGGCGTATTTAGATTTGAAATGCGGGTTGCTGGCAGTCTTTGTTGCCGCTTCCAATTCCGCAAATGCTGCAACGTATGCAGCGCAGATTTTGTCTTCACTCATTTTTTGCTCCTTATGCAAAACGTAAAACTTCAAGGCTGTCTGTGGTGTTATTTCTTTTCACCATTGCAGACCCAGCGCCCCATTTGTGAACGCAATATGCACTTATGTTCGATGATAAAATTTTGCGGTCAAAATAGCTAAACGGAACCGAAGCACTCCCGCCAACTTCTAAGTTTTCGATGTATGGCAGATAATGCGAACGTGTTTCACCGTAAGCGTATTGCGAACTGCTTGCTTTTTTGCGCGGCGGCTTGACCTCTAAAGTTCCCAAAATTTCGTCGTTGAACTGGATGGCATAAACTGCGCCAACCGCATCAAGCAATCTAATTGCTTTGCCAACAGCCTCTTTGTGGATACCTAATTTATCAGTCATTTTATTTTGCTCCTTAATAAAACCGTGGATAAACTTTGCGGACATTGAAGGTGGTGTGCCAATCATTGTCCAAAAGAATGTTGCCTATTTTTTCAGCCAACGCTTCTTTGAAATTTGGGTGACAACCGCCAGCCTCAACGATTGCGTCAGCCGCATCGCAAGCTGGGCAGCAAAAAGCGGATGTCAATTCAAAGCCGCAAATTGTGCAAGTTTCGATGTTCATAATTGTTTGCTCCTTGTGTTTTTTCTAAAAGACGTATTTACATATGTAAAGCGTTTTTTTATAGGCTAACAATACATAACAAAAAGGAACATATATGACGTTAAGCCATCAAGCTGTTATGCGTATTTACGGACGCGCCGCTGAACACAATATCACTGCTGGTAAGCTTGCCAAAGCCGCTGGCCTAAGTCGGGTCACATTAAGCAACTGGAAGCGCAAACGCTCAACGCCAATGTTGGAAGCATATCTTGCTGTCGAACAGGCGCTGGATGGATTGATTGCAGCCAAGACCAAGGGCAATGTTTAATCGTCGGTCAAAATTCAACGCCAAAAAAGCGTATTGCGCCCAATGCCACAAGCATGACAGCAAGCGCGAAGCTGCGCGATGTGACGAACTGCACGCTTTGTGGGCTGCGGGTGTGATTGCCGATTTGGTCATCCAACCGCAGTTTTGGTTCATCATCAATGGCAGTCAGGTGAAGCACGATAACGGGCGGCGCGTTGGATATAAGCCAGATTTTGCCTACACGGAAGGTGGTCGGGATTGCGTTGAGGATGTAAAGGGCATGGTTACGGCTGACTTCACGTTACGCAAGGCGATATTCAAAGCCTTGTTTCCGACAATTGAATTTCGGCAAACAAAATAGCTTTATAAAAGGCTGATATTTGGATAAGAGGGGGGCCAGCGAAATTAAGGAGCATCAAAATTTCGCTGGCCGCAACGCTTTACAGGAGCATCGCATATGAACAATTATATACACTACAATACAATCAAGCAAGCTGGTTTGTCATGAGCATCAAAATCATGACCGCAGTATGGGATAGGGAAGACCTATCATCCACGCAAAAACTTGTTTTGCTGGCTTTGGCTGATTGGGCAAATGATGAAGGTTTATGCTGGCCTTCCATTAACAGGCTGGCAATCAAAGCCTCTTTGACAACCCGTGCAGTGCAAAAGACAATACGCAGTTTGGAAGACGCAGGATTTATCAGGCGCGAAGAAGTGCTTGGTAAGGGCAACCGCTATTGGATAAGCACACCCCTGAACCACGTTCACCCGTGTCCCACGTTCACCCCACCCCTGCACCACGTTCACACCACCCCTGAACGTGGTTCACCCAATACATCAATTATACATCAATCAACCACCAATAATATAATAGGCATTCCCGATTGGATGCCTTCAGAAGCTTGGCATGGATGGGTTCAAATGCGGAAGATGAAAAAGAAGCCGCTGACAGCCAGAGCCGCAACGAAGGCTATAAACAAGCTTGATGTAATGCGCCAAGCTGGTCAGGACATTGCGGCAGTATTAGACCGAAGCACATTGAATTGCTGGGCGGATATTTACGAAATAAAGGGGCAATCACATGGAAAAGAATTTGATGGAATGGGCGTTACAGAACGAGCAGCCCGACAAGCATTGCACGAAATATCAGGCGGCACTGGAAGCTTTGAAAGCGGCGCAGGACAAATATCGACAGGCAACATCACAGGAAATAATCACACTCTTATCACCGTGTCTGATGCTGTGCGCACCATCAGGTATGCAAGAGACGGAACGGACAGCTTGGTATAAAGCCGCCATCATGACGGTGAACCATATACCGCTGTCGATATTGCAACGCGCCTGTGAGCAAGCCCGTCGTAACTGCGACCACCCTGCCAAGATTGTGCCGTTTATATGCAAGTTTGAGCCTGAAGCCGTGCGCTGGGCCAATGACGCGATACGCTATGCACAGGCACAGGTTGATAACTTCAATGCACCGCGCATCGCCAAACAAGAGCTGGATTACATCACAGCCGATGAACTGGCAGAACTAAAGAACGAATTACTGCAATCACTGAACACCAACAAAGGGATGAACTAATGATTTATGGCAACCTAATCCGTGAATGGGCCAAAGACCGCAACCTAATTGAAGGCAGCACGGTTCAGGCTCAATTCGTAAAGCTGATAGAGGAAATCGGGGAACTGGCTGAAGCCATTGCCAAGGGCAAAGACGAACAGTTTATGGATAGCATTGGTGACGCTTTCGTTGTGCTGACCATCTTGGCAGCGCAAAAGGATTTGGAAATTGAGGAATGTGTCGTTCACGCATGGCACGAAATCAAAGACCGCAAAGGCCGCATGGTGGACGGAATTTTTGTCAAAGAAGAATAAATGCAAAAAAAATGCAAAAAGATGAAAAAAGGTGTTTACATATAAAATCACCAAGCTTACAAGGAGCCATCAACCAAGGGGTTCTACCCCGCCATATAAGGAAAAAGACCATGATTGCACTTACACCAGCTTCAAAAAGCCTTTTCATTAGCTTTGCAGAAGATGCAGCGGATTGGGGTGGAGAGCCATTGCTTAACATTACCGCAGCACAGCGCGGCAACCTTACAGACCTTAAAAAGCATGGTTTGCTTACAACTTTCCGTGATGAAGGTTGTGATTGGGTTATCTTTACAGATGCTGGCAGAGAATTTGCCGCAGCAAACGGCATCGAATATTTTCAAAGATAATTAACGGGGGGCTTCGCCCCCCACCCACCAGAGGCCCAGCCTCGCCATTACGGAGATGTAAAATGACATTTATCACGCAAGCAATCGAAACTAAATACATTAAAGCCACCAACGTCACTGGTGGGCGCATAAAAGCAATGGCATGGGCTGGCAGCGTCACACTTCCATACGACCATGAATTAAGCGTCGAAAAGAACCACAAGAAAGCCGCCTTTGCATTGCTTCTTAAACTGCGCTGGAACGGTAAATATGCCCAAGGCGGCAACGTCAAGGGCGATGGCTACTATTTTGTAAACGTGGAGGGCGCATAACATGATGACCAAACTTGATAGGCTGAAAGCACGTGCTGCTAAATACCAAAAAGAAGTGGACGCTGGTTACAGTTTTGTAGGTCGAAATGGTGTGCCACGCCATACACCATTGCAGAACACTCTTAACTTCATAAATTCAGAAATTCGTTTTTTGGAGCGCACAGCATGACACCCCGCGAAAAAAACCTGACCATTATTGACCACATTGCATCCGATTATGGATATGATAGGCATGACGTTATTGGCAAAAGACGCTTTAAGGTGCTGGTCGAAATCCGTTACGAATGTATAAAGCTATTCCGTGAACGTGGTTATAGCACACCAGAAATCGGTCGCATCATGAAGCGCGACCACAGCACCATTGTTCACGCATTGCAAAAGATAGCAAAAATGGAAGCGGCAGAATGAAACCATCAGATTTAAAGTTGGCAAGAAATTTTCTTGGCTACAGCTTAAATGATATGTCGGACGCATTGCGTCTATCTCCGACAACGGGTGCGACCACCCTTCGCAAAATGGAAGCTGGCAAGGTTAATATCACGGGGCCAATTTCCGTTGCTGTTGATGCGATGCTGAAGGGTTATGACCCATTTGAGGACGAAAATGATGATGACTGCTACGGATTATATGAGCGACCTGATACGCTATAAGCATGGCGTAGATAAGGATAAGGCAGCACTGCTTGCCAAATGGCGCAAGCATCAGTGGTCAAATGAAACAATGCGGCAGTGGGCTAATTGGCAATGGAAAGAATTTGTCGGGTAATTATGCGACAGTTGCCAAAATGAAAACGAGTGTATAACAAGGCGCAATGAGCAACCCCAAAATTGAACAGCGCCTTGTCGCTGACTTAATCCCATATGCTGCAAACAGCCGCACCCATTCCGATGCCCAAGTCGCGCAGATAGCGGCAAGCATAAAAGAATTTGGATGGACAAACCCCATTCTGATTGATGGCGATAATACCATCATTGCAGGGCATGGGCGCTTATTGGCTGCACGAAAGCTTGGCATGGAAGAAGTGCCAGCCATTATCCTTGACCACCTTAGCAAGTCACAGCAACGCGCACTTGTAATAGCCGACAACCAGCTTGCCCTTAACGCAGGGTGGGACATGGAGATGCTAAAGGCAGAGATTGAAGACCTTAAGCTTGATGGCTTTGATTTGGATATTCTGGGCTTTTCTGACGCAGAATTAAAAGATTTTTTCGATGAAATGGACGGCTTGGGCACATCATTGGATGGCGACAAATATACGACCAAAATCACTGTCCCAATTTATGAGATAAAGGGCGCAAAGCCTGAACTTGCGGAAATTTTTGACCGCACAAAAACCAAAAGCTTGCTGAACGACATAAAGTCGGCCGATTTGTCAGATGACATCGCTGAATTTTTAATCGCGGCAGCAGAGCGGCATACGAAATTTAATTATGAAAACATCGCTGAATTTTATGCCCATGCTGACGAGCCATTACGCAAGCTTATAAGGGACAGCGCCCTTGTCATCATCGACTATGACGCAGCCATAGAACATGGCTATGTAAAGTTGACCAAAGAGTTGATGGAATTGAGCGACGAACATGAAGACGTTTAATGGTCAAAAATTCGCGGTAATTATTCCCACATACGGCAGACCCAACAAAGTTTTTACGCACAGAACACTGCGTAGGTCTGGCTTTACTGGCGACATTTATCTGCTCTGCGATGATAGCGATGCATCGTTGGACGAATATAAAAAAATCTATGGCGATAAGGTTCTGGTTTTTAGCAAAACCGATGTCATTGGCACATTCGACCGCATGGACAACTTTGACCGCCGAAATGTGGTCGTTTATGCCCGAAATGCTATTTACGAAGCCGCGAAAAGCGTGGGTCTGAAATACATTTCAGTGCTTGATGACGATTACACATCACTGCGCTATCGCGTAAATGCCAATTACGAATACAAGAGCGCCGGAAAAATGGAAAATGCAGACAGCGTGTTTGCCTGTTTTTTAGATTTTCTGGAAACCACACAATGCAGCACAATCTGCTTTGCCCAAGGTGGTGATTTTATAGGCGGTAAAAGCAATGTTCGGCTGGCTGTTAAAAAAACACCGCTGCGTAAAATGATGAACCTATATTTCTTCGACGTAGACCGCCCTGTCGAATTTATGGGAACGATTAACGAGGATTTGACCGCATCGGTTGCAGAGGGAATTGTTGGCAGGGTTGTTCTAACCACGCCGCTGGTCACAATCGAGCAGATGGCAACACAATCCAATTCTGGCGGCTTAACCGAAATCTATCTGGATTTAGGCACATACGTCAAAAGCTTTTATAGCGTCATGTATGCACCAAGCGCCGTGCGGGTTGCATCAATGGGAACATCATCCAAGCGGCTGCATCATCTGGTATCTTGGAAACACGCAGCGGCTAAAATTATCAGGGAGACAGTATGACCTATGCGTTAACGATATGGTCGGAACTGCCCTTGGCTGTGACTGCGTATATCATGGTGCAACCATCGCCAAACTGTTGAGCATACTGCTTTGCTTCTTCGATGGTATCGAACTGCATACGAGTGCGAGTGCTGGGGCGGCGACCACGGATGGCTGTAAAGTAAACTGCATTGTTTAGGCAGAATGTTTGGCGGCTATCTAAATTTGTCATGTAATTGCTCCTTGTGATATGAAACATTTAATCGACCACAAATATATGTAAAGAGGTTTTTTCAATGGCTGATACAAAGCTTACAGCAAAGCAAGAGGCTTTCTGCCAAGCAATAGCTGATGGCATGGGTCAAGCAGACGCTTATCGCATCGCCTATGACGCTGAAGGCATGAAGGATAACACCATTTATGTCAGGGCGTCTGAACTGATGAACGAGGGTAAGATTAAGGTAAGAGTGGCAGATTTAAAAAAGGCTTTGTCAGATAAGCAATTATGGTCGCGTGAAATGTCGGTAAAGGGGCTTGTTGCCGCATATCGGGTCGCCAGTGACAGCAAGAACGCATCGGGCATGACAGGCGCAATTAAAGAGTTGAACGCCATGCACGGCTATAACGAACCCGCCAAGCTATCAGTCGATGTTCGCGCATTGACGCCTATCAAGGATGAAGACTGGCTTTGACCTTCACGCCCAAACAACGTGATTTTATATATAGCACAGAGCCATTCCCTGCCTTCGTTGGTGGCTTTGGCTCTGGCAAGACGGCTGCGGGTATCGCACGGCTGATGAGGCTGAAGCGATATTGCCCAGAGCAAGACGTTGCGTATTATCTGCCGACCTATCCGCTTATTGAAGACATTGCCTTTCAACGCTTCCCTGCCTTGTTCGAGCGCAATGGCATCCCTTATAAGCTAAATCAGCAAAAGGCGGTGCTTGAAACGGATATAGGCCGCATCATCTTTCGCAACATGGAACATCCTGACCGCATCGTCGGTTACGAAGTAGCGCATAGCGTAGTCGATGAACTTGATACGCTGCCCATTGAGAAAGCGCGTTCGGTCTGGAATAAGATTATCGCTCGTAACCGTCAGAAAGCCACGACAGTCGGCGGCAAGGCCGTGCGTAATACTGTGGCTGTGGCTACCACGCCTGAAGGCTTCCGTTTCGTTTATGACAGATGGGTAAAGAACAAGGCTGAAGGCTATGTGCTGTATAAAGCCAAGACATCTGAAAACGCCGCCAACCTTCCACCTGATTACATCCAGAACTTGCAAAACAGCTACAGCGCCAGCTTGCTTGCCGCATATCTTGATGGCGAATTTGTCAACCTGACCGCTGGCAGCATATACCCAGAATTTGACCGCAAACTGAATATCACCTTTGCGACGATTGAACAGCGAGAACCGCTCCACATCGGTGTTGACTTTAACGTCAACAATATGAGCGCCGTCGTGTGCGTGATACGCAATGGCGACCCGCTGGCACTGGATGAATTATCGGGTGTGCGCGATACGCCAACGCTGATACGCATATTGCAGGAAAGATACGCTGGGCATCAAATCACAGTTTACCCTGACGCATCTGGCGGGGCCACAAAAAGCATTAACGCCAGCCTGTCCGATTTAACGCTTTTGCGCTCCGCTGGTTTAACGGTATTGGCAAATAGTAAAAACCCTGCGGTCAAAGATAGAATTATTGCGGTCAACCAAATGATTTGCAACCAAGGCAAACGAAGACTGTTGGTCAATCCTGACAAATGCCCTAATGTTATTGAGGGTCTGGAACGCCAAGCATATGCGAAAAATGGCGAACCAGATAAATCAAGCGGCTTTGACCATTTGAATGATGCTATCGGCTATTTTATTGCATATAAATATGCTATCGGTAGAGGAACGGTATCCTTTGCTCAAATTTCTGGGGTGTAAATGTCTGTCTCCAACACCAACACCGAATATGACGCTAACCGCTTTAAGTGGAAGCGTTGCCGTGATGTCATTTCTGGGCGGGATGCATTAATCCAGAATTACGTCAGCAACACGCGATACACTGGAAGCCTTTACAACCCGTCATTCGATACGAACAATTATCTGCCACGGCTGACAGGCCAGACGGATGTTGAATACATCACTTATCAAGAACGGGCTGGCTTCTTCAACGCAAGCGCACGGACGCTGGATGCCTTCACGGGCATGATATTTGCCAAAGACCCAATTTACAAGCTGCCCACCGCGATTGAGCCTTATGCTGATGACATTACGCTTGCTGGCGACAATCTGCGCGAGTTTAGCGAACAGGTTGTGGAGCAACAGATTGCCGTGGGTCGCGTCGGCATCATGGTCGATTACCCCGCCAATGCGCCGACCAATATCACGATTGCCGCTGCCGAAGCGTTAAACATCCGCCCATTCTTGCGCTACTACACGGCGGAAAGCATCATCAACTGGCGCGTCAGCTACATTAATGGCGCACAGGTGCTGACGCTTGTGGTGTTGAAAGAAACTGTCGATGTGCAGGAAAACGAATTTACCACCAATCAGGTTACGCAATATCGCGTCCTTGACCTGACGGAAAAAGGTTATCGCGTTCGCGTAATGACCGAAGACAACGAACTGATTAGCGAAATATTGCCAACACGAAACGGCGGCACATTGCGTTACATCCCGTTCGTCATCCTTGGCGCTAACAGCGCGACTGCCACAGTGCAGAAACCGCCATTGCTTGACTTGGTAGACACGAACCTTGGTCACTATCGCAACAGCGCCGATTATGAGCATGGCTTGCACTTCACTGGCTTGCCCACCCCATACGTTGCGGGTGTGCAGCTTCCAGAAGGCGCAACGCTTGCTGTCGGCTCAATGAGCGCATGGATATTCCCTGACCCAGCCGCAAACGCTGGCTATCTTGAATTTAAGGGCGATGGCCTAAAGACACTGCGCGAAGCACTGAAGGACAAAGAACAGCGCATGGCTGTATTGGGCGCACGGATGCTTGCCGACGATAAGCGCACCGCTGAAGCCTTTGGCACGGTCGAATTAAAGACGGCTGGCGAACGGTCAGTGCTTGCGTCAATCAGCCGTTCTGCATCGGACGCTATCACCCGCGCCCTGAACTGGATGGCCGAATGGGTTGGCGCACCGCAAGACGTAGAATTTAGCCTTAACACCGACTTTGGCGCAGCACGGATGCAGCCGCAGATGGTAACTGCATTGCTGGGTGCATACCAAGGCGATGCAATGCCGCTTTCGGTATTGTTTGAGAACTTCCAGCGCGGCGAACTTATTTCGCCTGACATGGAATTTGAAGAATACGAAGCGCAGTTGGCCGACGCTGGCCCAAGCTTTGACGAAGAAGTGCCTGACGTTTCTGATGAAGTCGCGCCTGACAATAGCTTGCTTGACAACATCCGCAGCCGTTTGGGGCTTTAAGAATGGCTATCAGCGAGGAAATAATTGCCTCGCTAGTAGAGGCTGTTGCTGCGTTAAATCGGCGCACCAACGATGCACTGTCACGCACGATGATAGCGGGGCCACAAGGTGAAGCTGGCCCACAAGGGGAACGGGGCGATGATGCACCTCCTATTACGGACGAACAAATCAAAGCTGCTGCTGTTGCTTGGCTACAGGACAACATATCGCAGCCAGCCGACGGAATTGACGGACAAGACGGGCAGCAAGGCCCAGAAGGTCGTCCCCCAACGGATGAGGAGATACAACTTGCCGTCAACGTCTGGTTTGAAATTAACCGCGCTTCACTGGTTGGCCCTGCTGGAAGCAATGGCCGCGATGGTGCTGATGGTCGGGATGGCCGCGATGGTAGCGATGGTCGTGACGGTGCTGCTGGTGCTGCTGGTTCCGACGGCATTGGTGTGGCACTGGTGGAACAGCGCGACGATACGTCTTTCTGGATAACACTGACTGATGGTCGGGAATTTCAGATTGAACTGCCCAAGCCAAAGGTAAGTGGCTTTTATGGCGGCGGTGGTGTCGGTGGCGGAAGCGGCGGCGCGACTTATTTAAGCGAATTGCAAGATGTTGCTGTTGCTGGTATTCTCAACGAAGACATTTTGCAGTATGACCAAGACGCGCTATTGTGGCGCAACAAGCCTGTCATCATTGATGGCGGGACATTCAGCTAAGGACAGGCAATGGCACGGATACAAATTAAGCGCGGGTTAAAGGCTAATTTACCGACATCGGGAATGTTGGCTGGTGAACAGCATTACACCACTGACCGTTCGACCATGCACGTTGCCATTGACGCAACGACCTCGCAGCCTGTCGTGCCAGCCGTTGATGACCTTGGTTCTATCGGCGCGGTTGATGGCGCTGCTGACTTGCTGATGGTGCATGATGCCAGCGCAACGGGCGTCAAGGCGAAGAAAATCACGATTGCCGACTTTAAGACGGCACTAAACATCCCCAATGGCGATACCGACGAAAAGGTTGCTGTGGTTGCTGGCGGCACTGCTGGCTACATCTGGGGAACCGACGGCACGAATGGCGTCATCCGCCTTAATTCGTCGATGGAATGGACAAAAGACGCTGGAAATGGCTTTGTAACTTTGGCTGTGGGAACTGTAGACCTCGGCACGTTCTAAAAACATTTTCCCAGCTATATAGCAGAAAAGGGAAGCCACATGGCATTATTGAAATTTAAGCGCAGTGCTGTTCCTGCGAAAGTCCCTGCGCTTAACGACCTCGCATTGGGCGAACTGGCTATCAACACTTATGATGGCAAAGTTTACACCAAGAAGGATGACGGCACACCCGCTATCGTCGAAATTGGCGGCACTGCGTCCACCACGACCACCCTTCTTATGCCTGTCCGCAATAACACTGGCGCGACATTAACCAAAGGCACAGCCGTTTATATCAACGGCTCACTTGGTCAAAATTCCACAGTAGCGAAAGCGATTGCAACCAGTGATGCAACGTCAGCGCAAACGCTTGGCATCATCACTGCTGACTTGCCCAACAACACCGTCGGCAACGTGACCCTTATCGGCACAATCACCAACATCAACACATCTGCATACACAGACGGGCAACAGCTTTACCTTAGCCCTACCACTGCTGGCACATTGACGCCGACCAAGCCTTATGCGCCCAGCCACTTGGTTTACATGGCTGTCGTTGAACACGCCCACCCAACGCAGGGCAAGCTGTTCGTCAAAGTGCAAAACGGTTACGAAATGGATGAATTGCACGATGTATCGGCGCAAAATCCAGCGAACAACGATGGCCTGTTCTACAACACAACGTCTGGCCTGTGGGAAAAGAAGTCGATTGCGACTGCGCTTGGCTACACGCCTGTAAACAAAGCTGGCGACACCATGACGGGCAATTTAATATTCGCCAATGGTGCTAACAGATATGTGCGTATCGGTTCTGCGACCAACTACTCATACGACCTTCAAACAGTTGGCGATGATTTTCAAATTATTGAAGCTGGCGTAACCCCACGCTTGACGATTAAATATCCAAGTGGGGATGTTGGGATTGGCACTACTTCGCCAACCAACAAACTTAGTATTTCTGCCACAGGTTTGGACATTACTGGAGGCAATGCCATAAATGGCACAAATATGCAGGGTATACGGCTGCAAAACACCCTGAATGACAATAGTTCCCTTGGCCTCTGGTTTGGCACAAACAATGTTCACTGGGCTGGTATATCTGGTCAACGCACGAATTTTGCGGGTGATTGGACTACAGACTTACGCTTTTATACCCATGAAGCCGCACTTGTTGATGTAACATATGCGCGTGAAAGAATGCGTATTGCTGGTAATGGCAGCGTCACGGCCAATGTGGATTTTCGCGCACCTATCTTTTACGACAGCGACAATACTGCACGGTTTGTTGACCCAAGCAGCACCTCGGTGCTGAATGTTATTCGCGGCGCAACGCTTCAACATTCTTCTGGTAACGTAGCTGTAAGGCTGAATGGCGATACTTGGACGGAGTTTTGCGACCCTAACGGAGCGACAAAGTTGTGGTTGGGCGGCGGTGACCCAAACAATTATTACAACGCTGGCATTCACTACTTCCGTAACAATAGTAGTGGCACGACAATGACGATTGATAATGCGGGGAATGCAATAGCCACCGCTTCATATCGCGCACCGATTTTCTACGATACCAATGATACTTCGCGTTATTTAGACCCAAACGGCACATCACGAATAAACTTTCTAACATTGTTGAATGATGAAGGGCTAAATGTTGGCGGCATTCGTGGTCTGTTTTCCGCTGGTTCAGACGGCCAAGGCATATCGCTATTTTCAAACGTAGATATTGGCTATCCATCTGGATGGGGTGCTGGCTTAGGCAATACGCCTTCGCGTGGCCTTTCAGTGTATGGTGGCCTTCGCGTAGCTTACAGTGGCGGCGGCTTTATTACATCTGATACAGACATCCGTTCGCCTATTTTCTACGATAGCAACAATACTGGATACTATATCGACCCAGCCAGCGGTTCCGTTCTGGGTGGCAATGTTTCAATTCTTGGCGGTAGGAATATCGTTCTTAGCACCAGCACTGGCAGCATCCAAATAAGGGGTGATGCTGGTGGATGGTCAATTGGAACCTTGTTCTACGGTTCTTCAGGGACATACCGTGGTGGTTTTGGCGCATTGGGCGGCACTGACGGCCTTTCTCATTACTGGATTGGGAACGATTATAACAACGCTGGGCTTTATGTTTACCCATCCAACTATGCTGAAAGTTCGGGGTCACTTCGCGCCCCTATTTTTTACGACAGCAACAACACTGGTTATTACGTTGACCCTGCTGGCTTCTCAAATATGTCATCCGCGAACGGTATGTGGATGTGCGGGACAGGCAACCCTGCCGACACCGTTAATGGTTCTACTTGGTATGGGACAGGACGGAATAACATAGGCTCAGGCCAAGTGCAGCTTGCGGGTTACTACGGCATACTACTCCGCACAGCCAGTGCCAGCATGGTTGTGGAGGGCGACTACGCGCAGATAAACGGCTCATATCGTGCGCCAATTTTCTACGACAGCAATGACACTGCGTATTATTTTGATGGCACTGGTGGAACGCGCCAAAGCAAGTTTCTTACAATCAATGGTAATATTGGTGGGAACAACGGCAACGAACTTGTTGTCGGAAATAATGCTGTAACCTATTCGCTGACAGACACCAACTTGCGCCCAGTTATTCAGGCGCATGGTGCATACCCCGTTCTTTCATTGAACCATACAATCACAGCAAACACGCTTCATGGGCCAACAGTGCAATTTACTGCCAACGGCACAGGCAAGCAATTTGTCATTGGGATGAGCGGGAATGGAAGCCAATTAGATATTGGTAATTCTGCGGCAACCGATTGGAACCCTCATAACGGCATTGGCGGTTACAACGGCATAACAGGCTGGCGAATGGACGGCGCTGGGAACGTATATAACCTCATATCGTCGCGCTCACCCATATATTACGATAACGACAACACTGGTTTTTATATCGACCCCGCTGGCACATCAACCATCGGCAACCTTCGCACTGGCAATGTTATCAACATGGGTGGTTGGAATGAAAGCATTGCAACAAGTGCATTTAGGGGCATCGAATTTCACAACGAAGGTGGCCGTGATTATTACATTGGCAAACCCGCTGGCGCTTGGACGCAGCCTTTAGCCATCACGTTTTATACAGGCATCCACTATCGCGCCAGCCAAGATTATGGCGGCAGCAAGTTCTTTAACGCCAATAACGGCTCAATGCTTTTTAGCATTGGCGATAATGATGGCAGCGTTCGGGTTACCAATGACATACGCTCGCCTATTTACTACGACAGCAACGACACTGCCTTTTACATGAACCCAAATGCGGGTAGCCGTTTCCAAACGATTGATGTAAACGACACGATTTATTCTAACAACTGGTTCCGTTCTTATGGAAGCAGCGGCTGGTTTAACCAAAGTTATGCTGGCGGTATCTACATGGAAGATACCACTTGGGTGCGCGTCTACAACGGCAAGGCGTTCTACGTCCCGAACGAGATTGCAGCCACAGGCAACATCACAGCCTACTATTCAGACGAACGCCTAAAGACCAAAACAGGCGATATCGACAACGCACTTGAAAAAGTGGCTGGCCTAAGCGGTTTCCTGTATGTCGAAAACGATTTAGCCCGTTCGCTTGGCTACACAAATCCAAAGCAACAAGTTGGTGTATCTGCACAAGCTGTTCAAGCCGTGCTGCCTGAAGCTGTTTCTTTGGCCCCTGTGGACTTTGAAACACTGGAAGATGGCATGATAACTTCAAAGAGTGGCGAAAACTATTTGACCGTGGATTATTCTCGGCTTGTCCCGTTGCTGATTGAGGCTATAAAAGAACTTTCACTTAAAGTAAAAACGCTTGAAGAAAAGGACAACTGAATATGACATTGACATACACATGGGCAATCACATCCCTAAAGAAAACCACTGACGGCAATATCAGCAATGTCGTGGTTCAAACAAATTGGACTTGCACAGGCACAGACGCAGATGGCGACAGCGGCACGTTTAACGGCGCAACACCATTTCCGTTGAGCGATGTAGACCCTGACAATTTCATTCCTTATGAAGAACTGACTGAAGCCGACGTTCTTTCATGGATACAAGCCGTGGTTGTTGGTTCGTATAAGGAGCACATTGACGCGCAAATTCTAAAGCAAATTGCGCTAATCAAAGACCCCGTTGTTGAAGTGCCAAGCAATGAATTGCCTTGGTCGCCACCAGTTGAAGAAGGCGCTGCACCCGCAGCACCAGTTGAAGAAGGAGCAAGTGAATGAACCCCGAATTAGACAAATATGACGAAGCGCAGCAACACGCGCAGCAAGCAATGCAACAACCACAGTTGCAAATCACAGTTTCTGTGAATGAGATTAACCTCATTTTTCAGGCGCTGGCTGAATTGCCGCATCGCGTTTCTGACCCGCTTATTCGCAACCTAATGCAACAAGCACAGGCGCAAGTCGAAAAACCTAATTGATGAACGTATCGGATAAGCTTCTTGACCTGACCATCATACGGCAACTGCTATTAGAGCGGGTTATTGCTGGGCAAAGTGCTGCGCTAAACAAGCAGCTTGATGAAATTGCCGCTGCACTGCAAAAGCAATTAAAGGGCAAGGAGCTTACCGATTACCAAGGCAAGCGGCTGGATAAGGCCATTGCTGAACTGAAGGCCATCGTAACGGTCAAAGAACCCGATTTAAGCGACCTTACAGCGGCAGAAGCATCATTCTTTAAGGATGCTATGGTCAACGTCGGTATCGACGCTGTGCTGCCCCCTGTGACCGTATTGGAAAGCGTTGCACAAAGCAGCCTCATACAAGGCGCGACAATCGGCAACTGGTTTTCCCGTTTGACCGAAAGCGCACGTTTCGACGTTGAGCGCGTCGTTAAAAACGGCGTCCTGCTTGGTCAGACAAACGCACAGATTGCCAAAGAACTTATCGGCATAGGTGACAAGGGCGGTCAACCGATTGCCAAAGCACGGCGCGATGCAATGGCGATTACACGCACAGCCGTTCAGACTGTAGCGAAAGACGCAAGGCTGGCATCACTGGAAGCCAACGCCAACATAATTAAGGCAGTGCAATGGGTATCGACCTTGGACAGCCGCACCAGCGAAATATGTGTTGTCCGTTCTGGCAAGACATGGACGTATCCAGACTTTAAGCCAATCGGTCACAAAATTCCGTGGAATGGTGGCCCACCCGCGCACTGGAATTGCCGAAGCAGCTTTATCCCGATTACCAAATCGTTTGAAGAACTGACAGGCGGCAAGATTAAGGACAGGATTGAGCCAGCGACCCGTGCCAGCATGGATGGCGCTGTTGCTGCCGACCTGACATTTGACCAATTCCTAAAGAGCAAACCCCCCGAATTTGCAGACAAGATGCTTGGCAAAGGCCGTGCAGAA